TCATGCCAGAACCTCCTGTTGCGCCACGCTCAGGGCGATCGCCACCGGCTGCACCCAGATCGATATGTTGCTGAGCATGAAGGTCTCACCTGCCTCAGAGAGCAGCAGCGTCATGCCGAACACATCGGCCATTGCTTTCGCTGCCCGGCGCGGAACCGCGTTGCCAATGCGTTCTCGGTGATTGCCATCATTGATACCGTCCAGTTGAAAGAACCGCGCCTGCTCGATCTTGCGAACGCGCTGCATCGTCTGGATTTCATTGGCGGTCTGCGGGTCTGCTGACCAATGTTCGTCCGGATCAAAAAGCGATTGCAGGGCGGCCAGCTCCAGAGTGGTGAAGGGGCGGTGCCAGGTCCCATCGGGACTGGTGATCATGCAGGTCAGCCGGTCGTTGGGTGCCGGCATACGCTGGTCCGCAACTGACCAGCGTCCGTTGTCGTGCCGGGCACTGGCGGATACGGCTCCGGCCGTTTCCTTCCAGTCGACGACCCCGTAATGCCCACCGGTGATGTAGGCATCACCTTTTTTGCGTGACATTCCAGTGCGCGGATCTGCGATGGATAGGGCGCCACTGGCGACTTGCTGCGAGCCAGTGACAGTCTTGGCGGTTTTGCATCAGGGCGTGATGCGCAGCTTTTGCGTACTCGCGCCTGGATGCCAGTTTTTGTACGCAGGATCTGCAACGGCAAATGCGCCTTGCCCGGTCGTGCTACCGGCGATCACGGTGCCGGCCGGTTTGGAATAGTCGGTGACCAGGTACTTGCCGAAACCCTTCGATGGTTGCCGTGGATCGGCCACGGCTTGCCCGCCGGAGCTTGGCCCATGACCGGCCGTCACAGTGCCTGCGGGCTGATCGATGGGCACAACCCGGAACACGTTGTTGTGACGCTCGCCGCTCATTCGAGGATCTGCAACGCTGAACGTCCCTTGTCCCGGGCTACGTTGCCCGGTGACAACGCCGCAATGGCGATCATAGGGAAGCACGCCGAACTGGGTGTATTCGAATTTGTTGGAAGGCCTTGGATCGGCTACGGAAAACTTGCCATTGGTTGGGCTGGATCTGCCAGCGACTGTGCCGGCGGTGTCCTGCCAATCATGAACGCCGAGATAACCGGCTCGGTATTCCGGCACGATTACGAAGTCACGTAGGTGGCCATCCTCGATCGCAAACCGGCTCAGGCTGCGCCAATCCTTACCGGCCTCGACCAGTGCCAGCCGAACCCATGTCTTCCACTGCAATGCGGGCACACGGTGCATGGGGCCTGCCTGTTCAATGTCGCCGGCCAGTGGCATGCGGCTCAGTACGTCACCCACGGCACGCAGGCTTCGCTTTTCCGGCTCGTACAGAAACGCAGGGACTTTCTCGATGTGCCTGGCCACCAGCAGAAAGCGCTTGCGACTCTGGGCAAGCCCACCGATTTCGCCGCAGTCGTGAGTAGTCTCGGCCACTGCGTAGCCGTAGAAACTGAGCAGCTTATTGATCTGGTCCAGTAGGTGCCGGCCACGAGTCGCCAGACGCGGCACGTTTTCGAACACGATCAGCGACACGGGGTTGTGCTTCCAGGCTTCGCACATAAGCCACACACAACGCAGTGTCAGCTCGTTGAGCGCCTGATACTTCGGCGTCTGGCTCATGGTTTCAGACAGCAGGCCCGAGGCTCCCTTGCAAGGGCTGCTGATAAACACCGCGTCGGGATCTTCGTTACCGGCAGCACGTCGCAAGTCATCGGCGGTTGCCTCTTTCCATCCTGCAGGAGGCTGCTGGCCATGGAATGCGGTGAATTGCTCGCGGGTGAACAGATCCATCAACGTGCCTGGTACACCGGTCATCATCTGGAAGTCACGCAACCCGGCCGGGTCGACGTCAACACCACCCAGGCAACGCCATTCGGCTTGGACTGGTCCAAGGGCCGGTTTGGAGTCGCTGAAGCCGGCGCCGCCGCTGCCGAGACCGCAGCACAGGTGGAAGTGGGTGAGGGTGCGCTTAATCATGAGCGGTCACCTTCAGTCGCGGCCTTGATTGGCCAGAGCTCTTGGGCCTTCGCGATGCTCAGGATCTGCAGCATTATTCTGTGGTGGTCAGCGGCATCAATCGGGTCCACTTCGTTGAAGTGGGTAACGTGCTCCGCCAACTGGTTTTGGAGGTCTTCGTCCCATTGAGCGACAAGACCGAACTGGAGCAGTTCCGCATCTGATTTGAAGGCGTCGCGTTCGATCAGTGCTTCCAGCAACTGCTCATTGGCAACGTTGGAGTCAATCAGGAGGGCTTGGGTGTCATCCCAAAGTCTTGCTTTGTCCTGCTCTAGCACGGCAATGCGCTTCTGAGCGGCCTCAAGCAGCAGCCAGACCTCGGTCATGCCAGCAAATTCGGCGACATGCCTGGGAGATATGGCGGCCCATTCCTCAGGGCGAACATTGGTTAGGTCGACAGGCCAATACCTCCTGCCTGCTTTCGATTCAGGCACTGTATGCGTGAATTCAGAAACGTGCGTATACCCCACAACAGGCTGCGCGAGCGCGGGTTCCTGAGCGTTTAGCGTTGCATCAGCGAGCGCTGCCCCGCGCAGCTTTTCGTGGGGTATAAGTGCTTCGGCAGTGGCGCTGAGAGGGGCAATAATGCCTGCTGCTGCGCAGCAGAGACTGTTTGTTTCTAACGTGTCGACACCATTGGCAGTGCGGAGCAAAGCGGTTGTTGCTTGGGTTGTATGCATGTCCATCTTCATGCCGCTTTCCTCCGGTGTTCGATAGCGAGTTGGTCCATCAGGCGCTGGTGAAACGTGAGCCGTGCTTCGGTGGCGGACCATGGGCGAATCGTTTCGGCCATGGGTTCGATGCCGATCAGGCAATCCCAGACGGCCGGATCGGCGGGCATGAGGTCGCGCCGTTCGGTTGCCAGGGCAACAAGGTCGGCATGGTGGACGGATGCTGGTAGTGCGAGGTCGAGGTTGAAACGGGTGCAGATCCGCTCCCAGATCCAATGCTCGACGTCTTGGTAGGCGTGCATCCATTCCTTCAGCGGTCGTACCATGTCGCCGATAAAGGCCTCGGTACCGTCGTGTAGGAGTGCCGCCAACTTGTCCTCTTCGGGCACCAAGTCGGCGACCATGCAGCAGTGCTGGGCCACGCTGTAGAACTCGCGAGTGTGGCCATTGAAACGGCACAAGTTCGATAGCGAGTGGGAGATATCGCGTGGGTCGATCAGGTCGGCATCCGGCTCATACAGGTCAAAGCGTTTGCCAGTTGAGGTGAGAATCTGAGTCATGCGGCCTCCTTGACCAAGTCCGCCAGTAGCAGCGCGTTCTTGGTGTCCTTGTGGAGTTTGCGCAGGTTGTCATTGCCAATCAGCGCGGCCAGCTGCCGTTCGAACTCTTTGCGAAAGCGAGTCAGCTCCTGCAGCTCGGTGGTGGCTTTGGTGCATTGCTGCTGTAACTTGCCGGCAGCCTGGGGGGTGAGGCGCAGCATTGAGATAGGACGACTCATGCTTCACCTCCGACCATTTTTTGGTGTTGGTTTTTCAGGTGAAGCTGCTGAAAAAACAGAGATGCTTTTTTTGCGTCCTCTAAACTTGTATGGATGCTTCCGTCGCCTGATTCGCTCTCCTTGGATAAATCCAGTTGTGTTGCTGGATCCAGCAGGGCTGCCATGGCGAGCGCTTGGTCGCGTAGCGCAATGGTGTCACGTTCGAGTTTCTTGCCCGTACGGAAGGCGCTGAATGTCTCAGCCGCGATTCGCAGTTTTTCTGCGATTTTCAGCAGGGTTTGATGTTCCGTCTCTCCCAGTTTGGAAGCCTCTAAGGCGCGCGTGTAGCGTGCATAGATTGATTCGTAATGGCCGTGCCATTGATCAGCAAGAAGTTGCAGTCCCCGAATCGATTCCGAGTTGTCTGCCTGTTGAATGGCCTTGCCCTCGTCAATGCCTTCGCTACGTCCATCGATAAGGCCGCCGCGATAGCCTGCCCAATAGGTGAGGCCGACAAGTACGATCAGAACGATCAATGCGCCGATTTGTATTGCGGTCATGTGGTGTGCTCCTGGTGGTTTCGCTTGGCTGGTGGTGGCAGCCGACTGATGGTTGTTTGTTGGTTGTTAGGATCGGGAGGCTTTTGCCGCCTCGGACTTGTCGTTTGACGGTCGTGGCATGTCTTCGTCTGCCTTGTAGGCTCGGATGTCGATCAACGCGGCAACGTGCTTGATATGGACATATCTCAGAGCCTTCACGCTTTCGTCGATGGTGGTCACCGGAAGTTGAATCCGCCCGCTGTTGATCGCCTCTGTGAACGTCTTTTCATTGAGGTTTTTGAAGTAGTGCACGCGCAGCTCTTCAAGAGGGATAAGGACGTCGCCGAAGAGATGGTGCAGCATCTCGACGGTGGAGCTATCCGGTGCGGGAAGTAGTCGTAGCGGTGTTTGGTTGGCGTTATTCATGCGGCTGCTCGGCCTCCTTGCGTTTAAGACGTGATGGGTGATTCCAGGCGTTCAGGCAGTGGCGCTTGGTCAGTTCCCGCAGATGGTCAGGCACTTCAAGGAGCGCTGCATTGCGCTCCTCGCGTGTGCGCATGGCGACGATCTGGCGGGCGTACTCCCTAGGCCACATCACGGTTGTCTACCGGGATTTCTGGTAGATCCAGCCCCAGTTGCTCGGCAAGCCATCGAATGCCGGCTTGCTTCACCCTGGTTGACTGGCTGTACTGCATGCCGGATGTCTCGTGATACCACTGGCCATCCTTGATCCGCAGATAGTCGCGGTCGCGCTTGGGGTAGGCCGGGAGGTTTCCTTTGAGTAGGCCCTTTTCCCGCATGAGAGCGATCAGCTTGGGCCGGGTTAGGCCGAGTCGGGTTGCGGCTTGGGCGAGAGTGCGATCCATGGACCCCTCCTTAGGCTGCATGCGCGGCGGGAGTCGCCACGGCAGCCAGGTGGTTGATGGACTCAGCAACCTTTTCGTAGATCTCTGCATCGGTACCGCACACGGTGAAGCACTTAGTGCGCGGACGTTTCGCGCCGATGCTCATGATGGTGGTGATACCGATCCGTGTTTGAGTTCGATGGATCGCAACATGGATCGGCAGTTCGAAGCCCATGTCGAGGCTTAGGGAGCCGCCAGTGCGAACTAGTTCGAATACTCTCTGCCTGTTCTCGACATCAAACCGAGCGTATTGGCGGCTTGCGTGCGGGAGGTTCAGCAAATCGGCTGTGTTACTGGGATCGAATGGGCCGTTGACGATCTCTTCGATAAAGTCGGCCAGCTTGAGGTGCATCTTTTTTTCGTTCTTCAAGGTCAGCGTGTGGCGCTCGCTGCCCAGTTCAACGGTGAAGAGAGTGTCAGATGTGTTGCGTTCGACTTTCAGGCGAAACGCCAGGGCCTCGCGCTTGGGTGTCGACCGTACAACGTGGTTGAAGGTCTCGGTCAGATTGACCTGGGCGTTGAGCAGCTGCAGCGTGCGGTTATCCAGCTTGTATTTGCTCATGCTGCATACCCTCCGCCATTCGGGTTGAATGGAGCTGGTGCGGTGCGGGCTTTCAGTTTTGGCTTAGTGGGGGCAAATACGCAGCCGTATTCGCGGGCTAGGCGACGAATCTCGAAGATGCGGAAGGGGTCAGCAGCGGCCGGATGGACGTGCAAGGTAGCTGTGGTGTGCATGGTATTGCCTCGCTCTGTGGTGGAAGAGTGAGGCAAAAATAACCTAGGTTTTAATTTGTGGCAATAACCTAGGGTTTAATTTTTAAACGATAAGTGATGAATTTATGGGGTTTAGAGTCGACCACCAGAAAACCCTACCAATAATTTGAATGCGATGCTCCATCACCTGTTCGAACGAATAGTCTTCGTCTGCGTACTCCTCGCGGTTGAAGCTGCGAAGGCGAAGCCCGCCGGGAATGCGGTAGAGGAATTTGATTCTCAAGAGTCCGTCGTGATCGAGCGCATACACCTGACCGTCGATGATCTTTGTCATTCCCTTATCTATACCAAGGGTCGCCCGGTCGAGGATCAAAGGGTGGTTGGAGTTGCCGGTGTTTGTAGCACAGGCCGCGTTTGCTGGGTCTATACCGGCTTTGCGCAACGTATAGCTGGAAAACCGAACCTTTCGGCCTTCATCAATTTGGACTGAAGATTTCCCCAATCCAGAAGCAATCTCGACTTCCTTATAAAGCGGCAATGCGACCTCGTCATCATCCATGGGGGTGAAATCGTCCCATGGCGAGAGCTCGCCTAGAACAAAGGGGGTTCCGTCTCTTGGGCGTAGTTTGTAGACGTTGTCACGGGACGGCTGGGTACTAGGTACGACCCCCAACTCAAGCCAATCGACATCAATCTGCAGTGCTCGCGCAATTGCGGACAGGAAGCGGCTTTTTTGAGATTTACCTGAACTGATCTTTTGGATGCTGGCTTGCGTGCATCCGGCGGAGGCCGCCAGCGCTTCCTGGCTGAGGTTACGTTCTGCCATCGCATGATTCAGTCGATCAGCAAGGCTGGGGAGCTGAGATTTGTCTAAATAGTTCATGGATGCAGGTTATGACCCTGGTTATAGAAAGTCCAACAGCTAAGGTTGTTGACGAATTAATCCTTAGGTTATAATCTGCGCATCAGTTACTCATGTTGAGATCTGTCCCATGACTATAAATCACCGTGATCCTAGTAGTTCGGGCGCCGGGTGCGCTCTTGAGGGCGGTGCTGCTCTGCTTCGAGTCCTTGAAGTCTGCGGCAACAACCAATCCGAGCTGGCACGCCGTTGCAATGTAAAACAACCGCACGTTTGGAAATGGCTCAAAGCCGGTCGAGTGCCTACTGAGCGTGTCCATTCTGTTGCTCGCGCATCAGGCGGAAAAGTATTGCCCCACGAGCTACGTCCGGATTTGCCTGATCTATTCCCAGCTCCAGCATTTCATGCGGTTGCTGCGTAACACTTAGAAAAAAGGCGACCCAAAGGTCGCCCAGTTCCTCCCGACACACACCACCACAGTGATGTCGGGTCGCGTTGAAGGTAAAGCGGGCACACCACATGCTAACCGCTGAACTTCACCGCGTTTCCAAGGCACGGATGCCTTGGGTTGCTGCCGTCTCCACCACAGATTGGGCAGCTGTTGCGCCAGAGGTGAGCAATGGAACGTTCACCTCGGCACGGTGCCGGTGTTGGTCTTTGGGACCTCGCCGGCTTTTGGGCACTTTCAAGCCACACGACAAATGTATCACCACTGCATGTCGTGAGGCACTGGCAACTTTCAAGGATTAATGCCATGAGCCGAATCGCTCTGAGTTCTGTAGAACGGGCGCAGCGGGAAATTCTGCCGCTCGATCTAGCGCTTTACCACGCCGCTCGGGACTATCCCGGCGGCGCTGCTGCAATTGCCGCCACCACCGGTAGAAACGCCACCACGCTGCAGCACAAGCTGTCTCCAACGCACCCCAGCCATACGGTCAATATTCAGGAATTTGGCGAGATCTTGGAGCTGACCAAGGACCGCCGCATTCTGGATGCGGTGCACGCGTTAGTGGGGGATACGACTTGGCAGGAATTGGCCGAGGCGTACACCAACGACATGCCTGAAACCTTGACTACCGGCATTGCTGAGTACTTTCGGCAAGTGGCGGACTTGGCTGAGACCTGGGCCAAGAGCATCGGCGACGGTGTGGTGACGGACCACGAACTGGCCGCGATTCGCCTACAGGTGTTTCGCGGCATTCAAGGGCTGCTGGGTCTGTTTAACCGCGCCACCTACGTTAATCAAACAACGCGGGGTGCCGATCATGGCTGACATTGCAGATTTTGCTAATGACCTGGTGCAGGAGAGGCTTGATCAGGCGCTGGCTGCACGTAACGCCGCCAAGCCCGCCTTGGCGGCGCATTCATTTCTGTTTTGCGAGGACTGTGAAGAACCTATCCCAGAAAAGCGCCGAGTGGCTCAACAGGGCTGCACCCAATGCTTGAGCTGTCAGTCCATCACTGAGGCATGGGAGGCTCGGCATGCTCGATGAAGTATTGAATCAATTCGCAGACTACGGCCTTGAGCCTGAGCAGCCGCTGATCTTTGGCAAGCTCACCCGCTGCAAGACCGCGCAGGACAAGGGCAAGGAAAAAAACGGCTGGTACGTCGTCCACGAGCATCGCACTGAGAAGAACGAAACACTGATCTTCGGCAGCTTCGGTGATTGGCGTTCGGGCGAGTCGCAAAAGATCAAGGTGAAGGCCGGGCGCATGAGCCCGGAAGAGCGTGAAGTCATGCGCGCTCGGCAGGAAGACGCCAAGCGTAAGGCCGCTGAGGTAGCGGCCAACGCGGCACGGCGAGCAGCCAACCGTGCA